CGCATTACGGCGGTTTCTGATACCGCCATTACGGTGGCTGAAGCCCTGACCGACGAAAGCCCGACTGACGAAGTCATTATCAAGACGGTCGGTTGGCAGTTTGCCACGGCAGGCGCCAATATCACGCTTGCCGGTGCGCTTGGTCAGTTGGTCCTTACCGGTTCGGCGCCCGTTGCCGCGTCTGGTACTGTCGAGATTGACGATGTCGCGGCAGCAGAAACCGTCACCATCGGTGGTATCGAATACACCTTCGTCGCGGCCATCGTTGACCCGTATGACGTGCTTATCGGCGCGACTGACAATGATACGGCATCGAACCTTGCCGCATCCCTCAACGGTGATGTTCTGGGCACCCCGGCCAATCCGCTCGTGTCCGGTTCGGCAGCGCTGAATGTCGTTACCGTCACGGCCCTTATCAAGGGTGCGGCAGGCAATGCCATTGGTCTGGCTGAAGCGGCTACGGACGTGACGCTGTCTGGTGCAACTCTTACCGGTGGTACTGGCCTCAGCTTTTACGAGACCGGCCTTATCGTCGGTGAATGGCTTTACCTCGGGGCCGATACCACCTCTCAGCGGTTTGCGAACAATACCGGGTATGCTCGCATTTCGTTCATGTCGGACCAGCTTATTCGGTTTGACAAAACCACTTGGCTCCCCCAAGCGGAAACGGGCACCGGCAAGGATATCCGTATCTTTGTTGGTGACACGATCAAGAACGAAAAAGACCCCGATCTTATCGTCACCCGGTACTATGAGTTTGAACGCACGTTGGGCAGTGATGGCGACGGCATACAGACTGAGTACCTGACCCGCGCCGTCGCCAACGAGTTTACCCTGAACATTCCGCTTCCGGAAGGCGAGAACGCGAAACTCAACGCCGACGTTTCTTTCGTGGCTGGTGACGCAGAACAGCGTACCGGGCTCGAAGGTCGCAAGGCTGGTACGTTCATCCCGGCGCCGGGCGAAAGCGCGATCAATACGGCTAACAACATTCTCCGGATGCGGTTGGCTGTGCTGGACCCGGCTACGTCGCGACCAACCCCGCTGTTTGCCTATATCGTGGAGGGCAACCTTTCGATCAACAACAACGTCACCCCGGTCAAGGCTGTGGGCACTCTCGGTTCTATTGACGTGAACGTTGGCGACTTCGATATCGGCGGCGACCTGACCGCGATCTTTAGCACGGTGCTTGCCACGCGGGCTATCCGGAACAACGCTGACGTGACGTTTGACTTGATCGCGGCAGCGGCTAATGCCGGGTTTGTCTATGACATTCCGCTTCTGTCGCTCGGGGGCGGTCAGCTTGAAGTTGAGCCGGGGGTTGAAATCCGCATTCCGTTGGAATTGAACGGCGCGGAAAATCCGAACGGGTACACCCTGCTCTATACCAATTGGGCTTACCTGCCCACACTGGCTATGCCGGTGGCCGCGACCGAGTATTGATTTCCTCCCCTGACTAGAATACAAACTTGGGGCTTGCCAGATTTTCGGCAGGCCCCTTTTTCATTGGAGCGCACCCCATGGGTCTACGGTCAACTTTCAAAGCGAATAACGAACTGGAACGGCAGGGCCGTTGGTTCGATATTCAGAGCGTACGCAATGCCAACGGCACAGTGCCGGGTTTCAAGATGGCACGTATGCACAAGAACAACCCGGAATACCTTGCAGCGATGGAGAAGATCGCCAAGGATTTGCGGCAGGCTATCGACCTTGACGTGATGACCGAGGAAGTCGCAAGTCCGATCATGCGCGGCGTCTTTGTCGAGACGATCTTGCTGGATTGGCGCAACGTATGGGATGACCCCGAGGGGACCGGCGTTGAGGTTGAGGTTCCCTATTCCAAGGGAATGGCCGATAAGCTTATGGCTGAGCTTTCGGACCTTTACCTTCTCTTGGTTGATGAAGCCAAGAAGCTGGGCAACTTCCGCGATGCCGAGGTTTCCGCCGTATCAAAAAAGTCCTAGCCGCCGTACAAGAAGCCTTCGGGCAACGACGCCCCTTAACGGCGGCACTGCGGCAAGCTCAACTGGCAGGCGATACCGAGTTTATCAAAACATACGGTGTTGCCCCGGTTGCCCTGCCTGAGGCGTTCACGATATACGCAAATGCGTACATTGTGCTAGATACTGAACGAAGTTACCACGATTACATACCGTGGAGCGCTTGCGTAAACTACGGGACTTTCTACGGGTTTACGCGAGATCAAATCGACTGGCTAGTAGAGATCGTTAGGGCAGTCGATAACAGCATACTTGACGGAAGGGCCAAGCGAAGTGGCAACACTCAGGGAACTAGCCCAGCGACTTAACGCGTATGCTGATGACCTTGACGAAGTCATGTACAACCGGATTGCGCGGACTACTCTAGCGGTGGTCCGCGCCCTCATTGATGCCACCCCGGCAGACACGTCCAAGGCCCTTTCCAACTGGCGTGTAGGGCAGGAAGCCAGCGCGGCTATTCCGGCCCTGTACGCGGGCGAAGGGGGCTCCACCCGAGGCAGTAGCGGGGCGGCGGCGCTCGCCCGCGCTGAGGCAGCTATTCGAGGCGCGCGCGGGGTCAACAAGCTGGTCATTTTCAACAGCGTCACGTATATTCGGCGCCTGAACGAGGGTAGTTCGCTCCAAGCACCAGCCGGGTTTATCGAGGCGGCTTTGTTACAGGGGCGACTAGAGGCTAAGCGCCGATAACCTATAGGGCTTACCTGCAATGGATGAAGCAGTAAAGATTGAGGTTACCGGCAGAATTGACGGTAAGATTGCGGCTTCCATCCGTGACATTGCTCGGGCTGCTGTTGAGGCAGACACCAATCTAGACTTGATGCGGCAGGCGCTACGCGAGCTAAGTTCAGTCGGCTCGCTTAAGTCCGTAGCATCAGATGTCAGAACTATCCGTAACGAGATACGCCAAACCCAAGCGGCTGTCAATGCCCTCGGGTCAGCGGCTCACGGCGTATCTAGCGAATTTGATCGGGCGGCAGGTTCGGCCCGTAAGTTCAATGATGAAGCTCGGAAGGGTGCGGCTTCCGTAAACGGCATTAAGTCTGCGGCTGGCGGGCTCCGGTCATCGCTCGCGCCACTTGTGGGCACGTTTAGCGCCATTTTTGCCGTTGGTCAGTATATTAAGGCGCAAGATGCGTTGGTTAATATGCAAAACCAATTGCGGTCGCTTACTGCGGACGTTGAGCGACAAACTGCTGTTCAGGCTGCTTTGTTTGAAATGTCTAACCGTACGCGCTCGGGTATTGAAAGCACTACCAGCGCCTTTGTCCGCTTCAGCAAGGCTATGCAGGATGCTTCTGACCCGGAAGTGTTGCGCTTTGTCGAGACGCTGAACAAAGCCCTTATCACGGCGGGCCGTTCGTCGGCAGAAGTAAGCTCCATCGTTACTCAACTCGGTCAAGCACTTACCAGCGGTAGGCTGATGGGTGACGAATTTAGGTCGCTGTCTGAGAACCTACCCCGCGAAGCCCTGCAAGCGATTGCGGATCAACTCGACGTTGATGTTAGCAAACTCAAAGAGCTTTCCAGCCAAGGCGTCATTACAACCGATGTTTTGCGCAAGGCTTTTGCTTCGATGGCCGGGCAGATCGATGAAGCGTTTGCTCGGTCAGTGCCCACAATTGGTCAGGCGCTTACGGTTCTCAACAACCAGTTTATCAAGTTTACCGAAGATACCAGCGGCGCGGCTGGTGTTCTGGCTGACGCGATTATCGGTATTGCGGATAACCTGAACATCATCATTCCGATCATTGCGGCATTCGGTGCGGCATGGGCCGTTGTCGGTATCGCTAATATCGTTATCCAGTTTATCAGCCTTACCACTGCGTTGGTTGCTATGCTACCTGTTCTTGCGGCTAACGCGCTTGCTGTGGCTGTTGCGGCAGCGCCGTGGCTGGCACTCGCGGCGGCTATCGCGCTGGTTGCTGGTGGTATCCTGCTTGCAACCGGTAAGTGGGATGACTTCGTTACGTGGATCGGGCAGGCACTTGCTCCGGTTACCGACATGGCTAAGAAGGTCGGATTGCTTGGGGGTGAACTGGCCAAGGGTGCGGCGCCCGCTGACGCTCTTGCCATGAGCTTCGGCGGTGTTGCCTCGGGTGCTCATGATGC